AATATTCGCTCTCCGAAATCATGGATATCTTCGCCCGCGACATCGCCAAGTTCGAACGGCGGGTGAACCGGGCTTTCACGCGCCCGCTCACGCAACAGCAGTTCGACGCGGCGCTTTCGTTTGATTTTAATTCTGGCGGCATCCATCGGGCGACGTGGGTCAAGCTGTTCAATGCCGGCGACGACCGTGCCGCGCGCGAGGCGTTCATGCAGTGGCGCAAGCCACCGGAGATTATCCCGCGCCGTCGCAAGGAGCGCGACCTGTTCTTTGATGGCCGGTATTCCGGGAACGGCACTGCGGTGATGTATCCGGCGACTTCTGACGGCAGGGTGATTTGGGGACGCGGACGCCGCGTGAACGTGATGGAAATCCTGGACGGGGTTTCCGCGCCCGCACCTCGCCAAAACGAGCCCAAATCGCCGCCATCTGGCAAGGCTTCGTTCTGGTCGTGGCTGTTTGGCCTGATCGGCAAAATCCTGCGAGGTGGCAAGTGATGTGGCAGCGTATCAAGCGATATTTCCGCGACTCCGAAACGCTCTTTTGGGCGCGGTTCCAAGCTGTTCTTGGCGTCGTGGCGGGCATCATCACATATGTCGAGCCGGAAGTGCTCGCGCCGCTTATGCCTGTCGAATGGTTCCCTTACTTCCTGGTCGTGAATGGCATTCTGACCGAATACCTTCGCCGCCGCCGTGACGACGAATTGAACGACACTCAGGCGTCCAAGGAACCGGACTGGGAGACGGGCGATGCTTAAACTCGCCAGGCTCCTACTCGGGTGGCTAACGGGCGGCACGCTCGACCGCATTCTATCCACTGTGGACAACAAGATCAGCAACGACACCACGCGTGAAGCGGTCAAGGCCGATCTGGTTGCGGAATATCTCCGGGCACAGGTTTCCGTCCTGAATGGGCGAGGGTGGTGGTTCCCGATCCTTTTCCTCGCGCCGGCCGGCGTCTGGTTCACCTCGGTATGTATCTACAGCATTCTATGGTGCCAGTCGTGCGTCTTCCCGCAGGAATGGACCATCGCAGCCCTGCCGCCCCCGCTGGACGAATGGATGGGCGCTATGATCGGGTCGCTGTTCATCGGCAAGGCCGGCGCGGAGCTTATTTCGAGGCTCCGCAAATGACGCGCAACAATCTGACAGAAGCCGAAATCCACCAGA